ATGCTCCGTTTGCCACGGAATAACATGGTCACCCTCCGCAGAATACCCACTCCTGACTTAGTTGTGGTGGATGGTATCCGTGATTTAGTGTTTGATATTAATAATCCGGAGGAGGCCACTAACCGTACTGGCGACTTAATGAGATGGGCTGAAATATACGATTGCCACATCTTAAACATTCTCCATCAAAACAAAGGTAATGAGCATGCCCGTGGGCACCTTGGCACTGAAATGATCAATAAGTCTGAATCTGTGATCAAGGTTGAAGTGGGAGAGGATAAATTCATTATTTGTTCACCTGAGTACACCAGGTCAGCACCGTTTGAGCCTTTTGCTTTCGATCGTGATTCTGATGGTATGCCCGTGATTGTAACCGGATTTTCTGGATCCATTGCAACCAGTGGGGGTACAGAAGGCAAAAAGAAGACCGTCGATCCTACTGATCCCAATTTTAACAGCGCTCACATCGAAATCGTCGATAAATGTTTTAGTAAAGAGGAGTATTTAAAATATGATGATGTAGTACGGAATATTAAGCACTATTTTCAATTAAATGGTGTTGAGTTAGGCATAAATAAAGCAAAAGAGTTCCTTACTCATTACATACAAACCGGTATCATCTGGAAAAACCCATACGTTAAGGGGTTCGCCAAATACCAAAAGAACCCCAAATTTGAAGGGTTTCCTTATTTCGCCGGCGCTCTTACACCGACCACTGGAAAGGAGGCGCCGTTTTAATGAAGGCATTTAAATATAACCTGGATAAGTCCAGTAAAAAGTTCCTTTGCCCTTCGTGTAACAAGAAAACATTAGTTTGCTTTAAGGATGCCGAAGGTAACTTTGCTGATTCAAAATTTGGCAGATGTGATCGGGAGGTCAATTGCGGATATTTCTTGAAGCCAGATGATGATGTACCGGTTTTCGTTCCATATCAACGACCGGTTGAAAAAGATCCTTCATTTGTGCCTATTAATTGCGTATTGCCTACACTTACCGGGTACGAGGAAAGCAATTTTACAAAATGGTTAATTGCTCGCTTCGGCAATCAACGCATAACTGAGTTAATTAATACTTATCGTTTTGGAGTTGATGATAGCAGCCCTTATACTAAAGACTGGATCATCTTTTGGCAGTATGATATCCATAATCGGGTTAGGTCTGGGAAGATAGTTAAGTATTGCGAAAACGGTCGCCGGGATAAAGATAATTCAGCTACCTGGTATCATAAACGTGAACGTGGCGGACACCAGGTATTCCCTGACTTCAATCTTAGGCAGTGTCTTTTTGGTGAGCATCTTTTAATGTCTCAGCGAGGTAAACCAATTGCCATTGTGGAAAGCGAAAAAACAGCCATGATCTGCAGCTTATTTATTGAAAAGTATGTTTGGCTGTCTTGCGGCGGAATAACTCAACTAACAGACGAAAAGATTGCGCCATTAAGAAATAGGACGGTTACTCTATTCCCTGACACTGGTTCAGAAGGAAAGAATGGTGATTTGTACATCAATAAAGCTACGAGCTGCGTTTATCAGAAGGAAAATGGATCCTGGTTTAAAACCCATTTAATCAAAGCTAAGTGGGATGATGATCAGCGCGGCTCCAAATACAGGTCGGGTGATGGGGCACCTTCCAGCGCCTATGATAAATGGAAGGAGAAAGCTATTCTTTATAATTTCAATATTTCCGATCACATTGAAAAGATCGCAAGTGATGCCGATAAGGATATGGGATTGGACTTAGCTGACTTTTTGTTGATGTGAAGCAGTTGCCTTTTCTTCTTTTACTTTCTCAAATATTATTGAAGATTTATCTTTTGGAAGTGAAAGTTCATATAAATCTTTAGATTTTATACATTCTAAAACATCCTTATAAATTGCTGCTTTTGATTCTGGAGTTATATTTTCAGCTCCATCAGGGCCTGTTTTCGGATGTACAAACATTAAATAAAGGCAATCATCCTTTATTACTATTAAATAATAGGTTCGATAACCGCCAGCGCCATCAAGTCTCTTTTTAATATATGGTTCTGTCGAACTATTATTAAGTCTTGTCCCGTTGCATAATGCTGCACATTCCTTATCAAAGAAATATTCAATTAATTCAGGTTCTAAATTTTTGTATGGTTTTTTGTTTTTAAGCTTTTCAAATTCAACTTTAAAACGTTCAAGGCAATAGATGTTCATTAGATCAATGACAGTTCCTTTGTTGTTTCCTGGAATCCTGGGATATTAGGTAAATGGAAAAAAACAACGTCTAAATCCGAAACAATTTCCCGCAAATCATCAGAAGCCATTTTAAATCTATGAATTACATCTTTAGCAATACCTTTTTCTTTTATTGCATTAATAGTAATATACTGCCTAATTATAACAGAATGTAATTCCTTTGCTGACGAAATGAGGTCATTGATAGCCATAAGGCACTCATCATCTAAATCATTGATCCAGGTGAGACTCTCTAGGCTTTCGTTAATGCCCTCTAATTTTTTACACCTATCTGAAAGATCGTTTTTGAATTCTAATATTCTATCCAAAAAATTATTAACTCTTTCTTCATAAGTGATACTTTCTTTCTTTTCATGGAAAGAAGTTTCCCTTACAACTTGAAAAGTGCTATTTATTTTTTCTATCGCTGGTGAGCAATTCATATGTGATGCTTTAATGGAAATTCCTACTTACTAACACAATTAGTAGTAGGATTTATACCAAATATATACCAAAGTTTTGAAATTTTAATTTGATAGAATTAAAACGAAGTATTGGGCGATGATTAGGCTATTTTTATTTCATTAGCTGTATATCATTCACTTAATTTGCGTTTTAACGCCACTTTAAAGCCCCACAAACAAATATTTTATATAAATTAATACTTGCGGTCATGTTAATACAATTAACAGTTTATATAGAGATTTTTGCGCGTTATGATCATTTTAAATTATATGAAACTATTTTCATTTGTAACAAAAAAATGACAAATAGATTTGCAAAAATAATTGCAAAAATAATTTTTAGGACAGTTTTTCACGTAAATGCTGGCCAGCCGTGGGCAATTTCAAAGTAGCTTCATTCGTAATTTTATTCTCATCATCAAGAAACCGATTCAGAAAATTTTTGATTGCATCCTTTGTTGCCTGGGCTGCCTCGTAATCTTCTTTTTCAATTGACATAGTAATTAGTGGCAGTTTTGACTTAGCCCATTCGAATGGACATTTTACATTTGAACACCAGGGTACACTGCTTAAGGTGGCAATCATGAAGTCATATATTTCTTGATAATGCTTTTTATCCCAGTTTGAATTTTTAATCGCCATAGGATAAATTTACGGAATACTTATTAATATATTAATTGTAGAAATAACTTTTTCATATCTTTATATCATGCAAACGGAGGCAAAGATACAGCAGGACGCTTTTACTGAAATACGTAATAGATTACCGAAAACATACGGTTGTTTGTTCCATGTACCTAATGGAGGTATTAGGGACGCTATTACGGCCACGTTCATGAGAGGAGCCGGGGTAGTCAGGGGAATACAGGATCTAATGTTTATATGGGCTTGTAAGGTGTACCTGATTGAGGTTAAAACTCCGACAGGGCATTGTTCCACTGATCAGAAATTGATCCATGCAGTACATGCTTCCCATGGATTCAAAACTTATTTGTTTACTACCTCTCACGACATCATTTCGTTTGTTGAAACTGTGGTAGCTGGTGGGGATATACGATTATTCGATTTGTTTATAAGCCCTTTTTCTAATGCTGAATTGGTCGACAAGTATAAGGCTGAACTGCGCGCCGAACGGATTAGGAAATTGAATAAGGCTGCGTAGACCATTTTTATAAACGGTATAAAAAACGTTAATGCGTTAAAATTTTCAGTTTAATAGGTGGTTAAACCACTTTGAAAAGATTAATAGACCAAAAGTAGTTTAAACTACTTTATGAAAACATAAAAAAACAGCGTTTAAACGCTTTAAATCAGTTTAACGAGGGTATTAAACTAGTTTAAATCACTATAGCGCAAAGTAGTTTAGTTTAATAGGGGCATATATATATATGCCCCATAGTAAACCACTTTGCGCAGGCAGACATTAAATTTTATGCAATTCTTAACATCAGTGATGAAAGCATATTTCGATAAAATGAAGCCAGGGGATACAATAGAAATATGGAAAGCTCAAAAGCCGCTTTTCCTAGCCTGGGGAGCCAAAGAATACATAGCCCAGGGCGGGCAATTAGAGTTTAGTAACGATTACGAACAATTAAAAAAATTATGAAATTATCTACAGTGGCAAAAGTTCTTGCCAAAAATTCACCAGAGCAGTACAGGGAGGCTGTTAAGCTTTGTCAACCTATGTTATCGCAACCGGCTATCATACCGGCTATACATGAGCGCATCAAGGAAACCTATCCCGAATTGGATCGGACCGATGAATCTATTCTTTTCGCTGCTACCGTTTACACAGCTTATGCACCAGCCTGTCTGTTAGCATCAGGTGTTGATCGCGCACCTAACGGTATACGTCAAACTATGTGCAAGGTCATGGGATGGAATGATGCACCAGTCGTAAATTATTATTGCGATCTATCCCGAGCCTATATCAAAGGTCCAAAGTTCAAAGAGAAGGTTGCTAACATTTTGTTAGGGTTTCAGCAGTTCTCTGTTAAGAGTAATCAAATCGAGCTTTTTTAATCATGGCTAATTTGACTGCAAAGCAAAAGAGATTCGTTGAGGAGTACCTGGTTGACTTTAACGCGACACAAGCAGCTATCAGGGCGGGTTACTCAATTGATACCGCGGCTGAGATGGGATATGAGAACCTCAGAAAACCTCATATAAAAACGGAAATCAATAATCGTCTTGATGCGCTTTCGATGGAAGCTGGCGAGATTACCAAACGCTTTACAAACCTTGCCAGAGGTAATATGAGCGATTATATGACAAAGAAGCTTGTTCCTCATACTCCACAGATAAAAGTGGGCTTAAAACGCCTTATTGAGCAGGAGCAGGCGCACATACTTCGAGAGGAAAAGTTTTGCGCGATCAAAGGGCTTACTGAAGATGATTATGATGAGTTTCAAAAGCAGCTAGAATATTCAAGGGATAAAATACTTCGTTGGGAAATTGAACTTGCAGATAACCCTTATGCGTACCGTATCGTTGATGGCGAAACAATTATGGTTGAAGAGGCCGGACTTGACCTGGTGAAAGTGATTGAAGATAAAGAGCGCGGCATTATTAAATCCGTTAAGCACACCAAAGACGGTATACAGGTTGAAATGTATCCCGCTGATAATGCCCTGGCTCAGCTGGCAAAGATCAGGAAAATGATGAGTGATAAAGATGTTGACATCAACCTAAATGTTGACACAGTGGTAAAGGTTGGATATGGCGACAGCAACAAAGGAGCTTAAGTTCGATTTTAATCCGGACATTTTTAATAATGTTTTTTGGCACCTGAAGGCAGCATTTTTAAATCTTGCTATCAGGTTTATCTGGGTTTATGGTGGTTCATCTGCCAGTAAAACCTATTCGGTGGTGCAGCTGATCATTATCCGAATGCTTGAGGCCCGAGACGAAAACACAATGGTGCTGCGTAAGTACGCCGTCGATATTAAAGACTCGATTTACTCAGACTTCAAAGGGATCATCACCAGCTGGGGCCTTGATGATTATTTCATTTGCCAGCAAAATTATATTGTTTGTAAGATCACCGGATCCTATGTCAGGTTTCGTGGATTAGATGATAGTGAAAAGATCAAAGGTCTTGCTAATTTCAAACGTGTGGTATTGGAAGAGATAAGCCAGTTTGATGAACAGGATCTCAAGCAGATCAGGAAACGTCTGAGGGGGCGCGCTGGCCAGCAGATCATCGGCATATTTAACCCGGTATCGGAAGAACACTGGATCAAAACAAAAGTGTTTGATCTGGAAACTCTAACCGAGCAGCAAACAGATATCGCCGGTATGTGGGTTAATGAGAAAGGTAACCTGGTGATCATGAAAACCAATTACCTGGACAACAAATATATCGTTGGCCCCAACTTCGTCGATCAGCATACCATAGATGATTTTGAAAAAGATAAGGTTAATGATTATGAGTATTACCGTATTTATGGTCTAGGTGATTGGGGTAAGATTCGTACAGGTGGCGAGTTCTGGAAGAAATTTAACGCCTCTCTACACGTGAATAAAGTGACGTGGGATAAATCATTGCCGATATGGTTATCATGCGATGAGAACGTTAATCCATATCTACCATGGCAAGTATGGCAGCTTAAAGGGAAACATGCGCAGCAGATTGATGAAATATTCCTGGAAGATCCCCGCAACCGGGTAAAGGATGCTTGCTTGGAGTTTTGTAAGCGTTACCCCTTATCTGAAGTCTCTGGTTTATTTGTGGGTGGTGACCGTACTTCGATCAAGGAGGATACGAAGAAAGAAAAGGGTGAAAACTACTTTACTGATATCATGAAGGACCTGAAGGATTACCGGCTGCGATTTAGTAGATAAAGCACGGGCGAAAACGCGAGATGATGGAGGCTTCGGAAATATCACCTGGAGGTTGCGTAGTTCCATTGGGTACTTAATCATCTATAACGGTGAAATCATCGAAACGTACTTTCCACCATTGGAAACGGGCGAAGAAGGATCAACTACTGGTGAGGATTACGCGAGAGAAATAGCCGCCTTGATCGACATGCACGAAGGTATCCAGTTGGTTATTGTTGCCGGTATGGAATACGCGGTATTAGTTGAACGAACAGGTTACCAGGGAAAGCAGCGTGATGTGATTACACACGTAGTAGGTGATAACATAGGGAATGCATTAAGAGCACTATTGAGATGAAAAATGGATTTGATATGATTAACGATGTGCGCTCTTTGATCAATGTACCCGCAGTTTTATCGCTTATTGATGGAAAGATCTATCCAGGTACCCGGCCGATAGGGAGAACGAATAAGGTTGATATCGTGGTCAATGCTTTGGGTGTTAACAATAACCAACTTCAAAAAGGTACTGCTAATATCAACATTTATGCACCAGGTATCCGGACTACACAGGAGGATAACAGTGTTCAATACCTGCCCGACTACGCGAAATTAAACGCAATTGTGAAAGTTGTAACACCATTAGCTGAGTCCCAGTTCAGAGCAACATTCAACACAAAAGTAACGGACCCCGGCACACCGTTACAAGACGCTGATGGTAATTGGTTAGTGAGTATGCAACTAAGCTACCAGTCAATCCAAACTAATTACAAAAACATTTAAAAACCGCCGAAAGGCATTAAACAAACAAATAAATTATGTCAACATTCGTAGTAGGCGGGATTGAAAAAATTGAATACGCCCCCGCATCATTAACTGGCGTAATATTACCTGCAGCATGGAAGCCAATGCCAAATATTGCAGTTGGTAGTGTTAAGATGACTAAGAACATCGGCTCTAAGACTTCGATAAAACAGGAGGATGGTAATAAAACATTCCTAAACGTTTTTCAGCCAGCTGATGGTGATACTTTAACAATCGGTTTATTAGAGCAGAATCCAGATTTAGTCAAGGAGTTGTTTGATGTTGATTTTACCGCGGCAACTACAACCACTGAGTATTATGCTGGTGAGAAAATTGCTCATTTAGCAATCAGAATCACCACGGTGCCAATGAAGGACTCCCGTAAATGTATCATAACCATTTACAACAATGATGTACAAACTGGCTATGATAACAACATTACCTCTGATGCAGTTGAGCAGTTGGCATTAACTGCTAACATTGGATCATACCGTAAAGCGGGCGACATTAAAGATAAAGTTTACACCAAGCAGTTTGTTAACGCCGATGGTACCGTGATTGATTCTACACCTGCGGGATAATTTCTCCAATCCCTAGCACTTAAAAGGCTGCATGCATTGATTACATGCGGCCTTTTTAATAACCTATAATTATTTACTCATGCAAGACAAAGAAATATACCAAGGTGTGGTAAATGCCTTCACGGAGAAGCCAAAATATACGATTACAATCCCCATATCCTGGCGGCCAGAAGTTGAACCAGTGCCGCTGGTTAAGCAATCATTGTTTGATAAGTTGTTCCGCGGTAAACCTGTACAGATTGAACCGGAGACCATCCCAACCGAAGAGACATTTACCATTTACCCCTGCAAGGTGGCGAACATGTGGCGCGTTGCTGGTGCTGCGACAGAATTACCCGACGAAATTAAGAATGGAGAATTGGCCGAGGTCGTTTTGCCGCTGATTAATGATCATCTGGAAACCATCGTATACATTGTCGCGGCTGGTATTCAAAATAACCATGAAGAACCATCTGCTGACCTGATAAGGTTTATTGAGCGGAATTTTGATAATCAGGATTTACATACTGTTTTGCATTATGTACTCGAAAATGTATACATGCAGTCTTTTTTGAATTCTATTGTCTTGGCGAAAGGAACAGTAAAAATTCTAAAACCAAAGACAAGTCCAACGGACGGGAGCGAGTAGATAGCCTCCCACATGCAGCCATCGGCTCAGCAATGAAATACTTCCACCAAACCGAATGGGATATCAAATGGAAAATGACATGGGAAAACTACATGCTTTACATTTCCTCTATCCCACGATATGATTCGGAGGAAGCAGCCAAACCAAAATTAGAGGTAAAGGATGCCTCAGAACTATTTTAACCATGGGACAACTAAGTAGTTATATACTCCAAAAAGCGAGGGAGGCGGATATCTGCGAGCCTTGGGCCGAGCAGATAGCTGAAACGGATAACGTTGACAGCCTGCTTGCAATGTATGTTCAAGGGATAGATTTCTGTTTAGAAAAGAATTTTCCATCAAATGAAGATCTGGTAATACTAGGTGGCCATAAGCTTAAAGCCTATGGTATTTATGTCGATGCAGTTATTGACTGTCCAGTACAGGACTTCATTGTGCTGCTGGGTGATTGTTCTGGCAAAATTTATAAATCTGGGTTTTCGGCCTCCCAAATATTCGTAAAACACCGATCTGCAAGTACAATTCATGTCTCTGAAAATGCTTTTGTCATGATCGATTGCTTTGACGATACCACAGTTGATTTGGTAGCCTCTGGCAATGGTAAAGTGGCTATTAATGTCTATGGCAACGCGAACGTGACACATCAAGCCCTGGACAATTCCATAGTTAAAATAATTCATAAAAATAAAACAACATATTAAGATGGGGGGAGTAAAAGTAACAGGTGGGCAAGGCGGTGGATTGAATTTTACAGCCAATTTGGACATAAGCCAGGCTTTAAAAGATGCTAAAACTCTTAATCAGGCTCTGGCCGCTCTTACTATCACCGCGAACGGTATTTCTAAATCTTCTGAAACTCAAAAGACAGCAGCCGAAGGAGTAACAGATGCAATTAAGGCGCAGGCTGCTGCTACCAAATCCTTCAACACTACGCAACAGGCATCAGCAAGATCTTTGACTGAATATCAGCAAAAACAGCTGGAATTAAGGAAAACTATGGTTGATGCACTTGCGGCATCAGAACAATTAAGGCAAAAGAATCTTGAACTAGACGCCAGTTATAAGGCTGGAAAGATATCTGCACAAGAAGCGGCTGCAGCCGAAAGGCAAAGCCGAAAGGACAGGTTAGCATTAGCCGAGGCGACTAAAGCTGCTCGTCAGGCTCAGGTTGCAGCTTCTGGTAGTTATGATGAGGCCTCAAACAGGTTAAAGGAACTTGGGCGGTCAATTAAAAGCGCTGCCGGTGGTTTTGATTCAACTAATCCGGTTATCAAAGCCCAGATAGAGGAATATAACAAATTAAACCAATCCCTAAAGAACTTTGATGCCCTGATGGGCAACCACCAACGTAAGGTTGGAGGTTACAGGGAAGCGTTAAAAGGCGTAGGATCTGATTTAGAGTCTTTAGCACTAAGTTATTTGTCGACCTATGCTGCTCTTGCTGAACTTACACATATCATACAGGTTAACGCGGAAATATCTGATAGTATGTCAGATGTTAGAAGAACTGCAGGGCTTACCGAAAAAGAAGTTAACGCTCTGGCTGAAACTTTAAAAAAGATTGATACCAGAACCACGTTAAAAGGATTGTTAGACATTGCTGTAATTGGTGGGCAACTGGGTATAGCTAAGGATCAGCTCGCCGGGTTTACAAAAGCAGTCGATGAATTAGCCGTATCACTAAGTGGTGAGCTACAAGGCGGCGCCGAGGGTATTGCCAAATCGTTAGGGGTTTTGGACAATGTTTTCGGGATTACCAAAAATAACGCCGGCGACGTAGAGAAATCATACAATCAGATCGGGTCTGCGATTTTAGGATTGGGGCAATCTGGTCTTGCAACAGGTGATTTTTTAACAGACTTCGGAGAACGGGTAGGCGGTCTTGCTAAACAGGCAAAGCTTTCGTTACCGGTGATACTTTCCTACGGTGCTGTACTGCAAGAAAATGGTGTAAGCGCTGAAGTGGCCGGATCATCATTTAAACGTTTATTATCGTCATTAACTACCAACAGACAAAAATTCTTTGCTGTTGCACAGCTGGCAGATTCTAATTTAACACTTAAGGACTTTACTAAAATAATCAACACCGATACGAAGCATGCATTGGATCTGTTTTTTGCCGGTCTTGAAAAAGGAGGCACTACAACTACATCATTCAATGATATACTTAAATCTTTAAGGTTAACCGGGCCCGGTGTGTCACAAACCATAGCGGCATTAGCCGGGCACCAGGAAGATCTAAATGAACATATTGAGCAATCAATAAAAGATTTTGATAATGCCTCATTGTCCGCTGAACAGTTCCAACTTAAAAATGATAACCTGGCCGGAAGTATTGCCAAATTAAAAAACGAGTTTGAGAATGATGCTACGAGCGGATCAATCAGTAAGTTTTTTAAAGCTATTGTCGATGGTTTGAGGCAGTCGTTATATGGCTTTGAAACCTTTTTTGGAAGCTTGAATCGTTTATTCACTAATAGTAATGCTGCTGGTTTCCTTGCTAATTTAACCGGTTCTGAAACTTCATTAAAAAGGATTGATTACATATCTAGTAATTACAAATCGAGTAATACCCTGGCTGATGATTTCATTAAAAACAATAATCCCATAGGTGCCAGTAATGCCATAGTTACATCTGTGTTGGCTGATAAACCAATTAAGGAGTTGAAGGTTATGGTATCAGAATATCAGAAAGCCGCTAAACAGGCTGCTACTGCTTTGATATCTTATCGGACTGGTATCGCGAACGGGACATTGGAAGACGGCGGAAATGTTTCTTTAGCGGATACTCAAAAGAACTATGATAAATTAAAAAAGATACTAGGTATTGTTTCGGATGCCTATTCACAAGCCAAAGCAAAGTCCAAAGATGCTACACAAGGCATAGTTGCTGACTCAAAGGAAATTGCGGATAGTGAATTGAAGTCGACTGAAGAAATCAGGAAAAGGATTAAGGAATTACAAAATGATGCTCTGGCTAACCCGGCAAATAAAGAGAGTGATGTAAGCAGGATAAGGGCTTTAAAGGAGACTTTAAAAAGTATCTCAGGGAATCCGGAATCTGAAGCCAGTATTAAATCAGCTTTGAAAGCCCGTAATGACTTACAGAAGAATATTGATGATTTAGTCAAAAAAGGTACTAATAAGCAATTAACCGCAGACGAGCAGGAAGTAGAATCTGTAAAGAAGAAGTACTCCGATATGAAAGCGGCGGCGATCGCTTTCAATAATGATCCTGTTAATAAAAAGAAAGGTTTACGTGTAGACTCTGGTGGCCTGATGCGGGCTCAAGATAACGAGTTAGTAGCCTTACAGGATAAACAGGATACCGAAAAGTTAAAAGTAGCCCTAGACTCACAAAAGAAGCTTTATGATGATTATGAGGCATATAAAACTAGAGTAGGAGAGGATAATGCCAAAAAACGTTATGCGGGCCTGATTGATACTGATAAAACTTACTTGCAAAACCTGCAGGCCCAGGAAGAGGCGATAACAGATCCTGAAAAAAGTAAAGGCGGCGCCGATGTTGATAATGCGGGTAATCAGTTAAAGTTGAAATTGCTTCAAAAGGAGATTGCAGAAGAGAAACTTTTAGTACAGAAAAAGAATGATGATCTGTATGCAGAGGCCTATCAAGCGGCATTAACTAGTTCACAGGCGTTGTTAGCAATCGAGTCAGATTATCAGAATAAGGTTAAAGCATTGGGCAAGGATGCTACTCAGGAGCAGATTGACAATCTTAAGTTACAAAGAGATGAGCGGATAAAGCGTGAAAATGAGGCTAATGCTTATGCCAAAGGTGGATACGAAAAGCTCATGGATCATTACGATGAGTTGACACGGGGGGAAATATTAAAAAGGCTTCAACTGATCAAAAATAGCTACGAACAACAGTATCGTGATGGAAAAATTACAGCCGATCAGTTGGCAAAATTGATGGGTGATATTAATTCTGCAATTAATAATATAAAAGGCGATAATGTATTCAATCGAATTAAAAAAGCCATATCTGATTATAGGGATCAAGTTAAATTAACTGGCAAGGACAGCGAAGGTGCCAAAAGGAAATTATTGGACTTGTTCTCGGCAATATCAGCTGGAGCCGATGGTGCTAATCAAATAGTAGGGGCCCTCGCTTCCTCTTTTGAGGAACTAGGTATAGGTGGTCAGGGATTACAGGACACGTTGAAAAATGTTCAGGGCATGGTCAGTGGATTAGGTACACTAGCCAAAGGCATATCAACAAGAAATCCGATTGACATAGTTACCGGCTCAATCGGTCTACTTACCTCTGCCATCAGTCTGTTCAGCCATAAGGACAAAGACCTTCAAAAGAAAATTGATGGTTACCAAAAGCAGTTAAATGCCTTAAGTCAAGCATACAAACAACTTGATCATGACGTGGCTAGTGCCGTTGGTGAAAGTGTGTATACAGACCAGGAGGCCCAGATCAAGAATCTACAGGCTCAGCAGGCCAAGTTAACTCAGATGCGGGACGCCGAAGCAAGTAAGAAAAAGGCTGATCAGAGTAAAATTGACGATTATAACAACCAGATAGCTGACATACCTAATCAGATTGCGGATATCAACAAATCGATCAGTCAGAACCTGATTCAGACCACCTTTAAGGATTTATCAAAATCACTTTCTGATGCCTTTGAGGAAGCTTTTGCCTCCGGAGAGGATTCAGCCAAGAAATTCGAGGACGTTTTCAACCAGGTTATCGTTAACGCGGTTAAAAATAGCCTGCAATTAAAATTGCTTGATCCAATTATCAACGATTTTACTAATGACCTGACCGAGTATGCAAAACAGCATGACAATAGTGTAATAGGCTTTGACTTTGACACCTGGAAAAAGGCGATTCAAGAAAAAGGCGAATTGTATACCAAAGGTTTGGAAGCCATTAAGGATTATTTGCCTGATCCTAATGATAGCTCATCATCAGCTCGCTCCGAGGTAGCGGCTGCACTTACCGAGGATACCGCTTCGAGAGTATATGGAGTTTTGGCAGGTACACAGGTTGGAGTGTTACAAGTAAGAGATGTTTTAAAGGCTGGTATGGCCGGGGCATCATTAGGTGACATTTACCATTTAGCCCAGGACCACTTTAATGTTACAGTCCAAATTGAGGTTAATACCCGTAGGGGGGCTGATAATACTGACGGTATCGCTCAAACCCTAAAAAACATCGAAAAAAATACCAATGGAACATCATTGAGGGGTGCTGGGTTGGGATAGTATCATATGAATTATAGGTAATGGATCTAAGAAGTCCATTGCCTATAATTCATATGAAGTATTTTTTGATAAACTATTGGCTTAGTAAGTTTTCAGCATCATCTTTTAATTTATAAAGAAAATATCCCAGTTTGATAAATGTTGTTGGTTCATTGCCTAACATTAGTTCACTATCAATCCTAGTGTTTAAGTTTTTTATACCCTCTTTTATCAATGGCAAGTGTTTTTCTGCGTTTTTGCCAACCGTTATATCCGCCAAAATATTGCTGTAATCGGCAATTAAAAGATCGTCATTTTCCATCTATAAAGATACTCAAATTACACTCAACCTAAAATCGAACAATCATCTTACTAAGATTCATTCGTAAGTTCTATCGTCATTTATAGCTATTATCTACAGCTAACTTTGGGAAAATGATTACATCAATGAGAGGCGCGGGGCTAGGATGATAAAGAAAATAAATGGTTATGACCTATCGCTGGCATTTGGCATACATCTCAATGGTGATAGGTCAACAACTAACAGTTTTGAGGTGCCTAATGATGTTAACCCTGTCTTTTCACATACGTGGGACGATGGGGTTGTCGAATATGATCTGAATGCCACACCAACCTTGGCTCCTCGAGTATTTACCATTAACGGATATATGGTTGTTGGTTTTGATGACGATTACGTTGCTACCAAAATGGCATTAAATACTATCCTGTATCAAAACTACGTGACTTTTGAAGATCCTGATTTAGATATCAAAGTTAATGCGAGGCTTAAGCCAGGAGGGAACAAATGGAATCGAATAACACCTTTGGACGCCGCTACAATCGTCGTTGAAGTGACACTTCAATTCGACGAAATTTTGCAAGATGTGCCTTTTAAAGATGACGAACAGCAAACCATAACATACTTAGTTGATAGCCAACTAAGGTATTACAATACACAGGATAATAAATTTATGATATCATCTAATGGCTAAAGTAATAAAAACTAATCAGTTAGACCTGGTTGCAGACCTAACCAATGCACAGGTAATAGGGTTGGATAAGAATGGGAAGGATGCCAGGTTTCCTTTAGCACAAATTGTACGCAATAGTTTAGGTCCTTTTAAATTTAATGATCCTGCTCCTGTTGCTCCTTTGTTAAATCAAATCGTTGAGCTTGTCGGAAATGGTGATATTGGAGCCAACCCAAGTGGTGTATATGCCAATCTAAAAATGGCGGCCAATACACCATTAGTTTTGCCAGCGGTTGCCGACGGGAATGGCATATTGGTCGCAACGGCACAATGGAATGGATTATTTTGGATACCTTTTCTCAAGCAAGCTCCTTTGCCCCTTGCTCAAAATAAGATAGCTCCCTGGATCGCACAGGTATATAAGATCAATGATCAGGTTAGCTATAATGGGAAGTTTTGGTATGCTACTATTGCAATTGCTTCCACTGATATTCCAGGAACATCACCCAAATGGTCAAGCATCTTAACCGGCTATGATAGTAAACTGGATAGTAGCTCATTAAATACAGATGTTCAATATACAGATAACCTAGTCGATGTAAGTGCCTATATAGCAAATACAACAATTCGGACAGATACAGGTGGTTTTTTAAATGAAGCTGGTGCACGGGTATATCAGGTGGGCGTGAACCCGGCAAAAGGCGTTTTGTCGGTAGGAAACATACCCACTGGTGGGTCAAAAGCTTACAGATTTCTTGACTCATTAAATAATGTACTGGCTTTTGCTGGCATTGGCTCAACTCAAACACAGGTTTTAAATATTGCAATTCCAGCAAACTCATTTATATTTCAGATAGTAGGCAAAAGCGGAAGCAACGCCGAAACATCGGCAGATAAACTGATGGTTAACTATGGTTCTACAGTTAAGCCCTGGGTACAATTCAGTTTTACCTTCATCAATTCGATAAACGGACAACCAATTACTCCAAAGCCAAAACAAACATCAGCAGATAGCGATCAAACAACAGATTTGCCATTCACAGTTGTGGGATCAGATGGTTTTTTAAGATTGACTACTTCAAGATTGGTTTACAATCCCAATAGTGGTTTTAGTTTCGGACATGATGTAAATATAGGCAGCCGCTCCCTATCAGGGGTTAAGACAGCTGCAAATGATTCTGAGGCGGTACCATTTAGTCAGGTTAACAGTTTGTTATCCCCTATAAATCAAACCACAGGTAACCAGTTTTTAATACCAATCCCTGATTTAATGACTGATCCTGATGTGCCGGTTATTGAAACGATTTCAACGGCCTCGGCATTTGCTACGGCTTCAGTAGTTGGTTGGAATACGGGTATAATATCAATCTTAGGAGGGGCTTTAACTCAAGCATCTACCAGCTATCCACAAAGTGGATACGGTGTAGCAAGATATGCAACCGGGGCTAACTTAAATCCACCAGTTACTCTTGAATTTACTTTTACTGGCAGCACATTTGAGTTTCTGACAATGGGGCAGGGGCAGGTTTTCAGGCTGTTAGTAGATGGTAAATTTGTAAACAAATCGTTTACTACCATTGCGGCAAACGGCAATATTTATTTTCAGAAGATAACTTTTGCGACATCGAAAAAACGCCGTATTACAATTGAGGGTGCACTTGGTTTTTTCTTCGGAGGTATCAGGTATCCGGCAGGTAGCAGTGTGACCCCATCCGATAGGACTGCGACACTGGACAACGTTACCATAGGTACGGCAGTTCATTACTTCTCTCGAATGGCAGGTATGCTATTGGTTTTTGTATTGAGTGATAGCTTTGGCGAGCCAACCGGCACAACAGGTCAGCAAGGTTATGCTTTCATCATGGGTAAAATGTTGGCCTGGAACATAGTTGCTTCCGGAGCTGGCGGCACCGGTTATGTTAATCCTGGGCCTGCTGGCCGAGTTAAGTTCGGAGATCGTTTTGCTAATGACATTGCAGCTTTCAAGCCGGATATTATTGTATTGGCCGGAGGCATTAATGACGGTGCACAACCAACAGCTACTTTCACAGCCGCTGTCAAGGCCCTATTTGACCAGGCAAAAGCTGTAACATCTGCAAAAGAGGTCATAGTAATGGGTTCATGGCGTAATAAAGGCCCGCAATATACACCGGTTCAACAGATAACAAACGATGCGGTTTTGAGAGGGAAAGCCGCTGAATATGGTTTTATTTTTATTGATGAGTCAGGACTGATCACCGGAAACGGAAATTCGGGAGCTCCCAACGGTTCAGGGAATGCAGATATATATGTTGGTGGCGATGGCACTCATTATAATGATGCTGGGCATACTATGTTGGGGTTGAATTCCGCGCAGACCTACATCCGACAAAAAAACAAGTTTATCTCAAGTGGAACGCCTGCCCGCCGCATGATAGATACAGTTGATGCAGATACAACTGGTGTAGCTAATTCAGATGGTCAAAATCTATCAATTATCACAGCAAACCGGGTCTATACCCCACCTGCAGTTAGTGATGGTAAAAGCTTCAAGATTATAAACTACAATACTGCTGCCGGTTTCGCCTGGACTTTCGCCGCCGGTACTGTAAAGGATGTAGCAGGTAATGCAATTACCGCTATCCCTAACGGCTCAATAATAAATCTTTTTGGTTCCCTGAAATCAAATACCTGGATAAAAGAATAGAAATCAGCATGGAAGAAATATTAAAAATTGATGATTTGGTGGACACATTTCCGGAAAACCCGGATGCCGGACTTGTGGGGAGGATTGATAGCATTTACCCCGATGGCACATTGTCCGTCATTTTAGAGGTAACACAACAGGAATTTCCTTACAGACCTGATGATGTTAAACTATTCAAGGAAGTTAATCAATAACAATGTACCTGCCTATATATTTTAATAATCAAATAGTTTCACAGCTCCCAGTTTATGATGATCTCGCTATAAACTGGGAGCTGATGGGGGCAAATGAAATTCCTGTTGATATAGAATTGCCAGTACCCTTGTATTGTCCTATCGGCGCCTACGTTATTTATAATAATCAGCGCTATACTATAAATACATCTCCAAGCCCGCAAGTTTCTGGGGACGCAAGCGGCTTGAAGTATAAGTACACGATTGTCTTTGAATCCTATCTCTATAAACTTTATGATAAAAAACTTAAGCACTTAAATAATAAGACTTTTGATTTTTATGGTGATCTGCAAAGCTTATGTTATCTGATCGTCCAGAATATCAATACCATTGATTCGGGCTGGTCAGTAGGTTTTTGTGATGATTTAGGATTGAAAACTGTAAGCTTTGATAAGCATACTTGTAGGACCGCTCTTGATACCTGTGCTGAGGCCTTCGGTGTTGAATGGTACTTAAGCGGTACCGGTAAGACTATTAATTTTGTTAAACAGGCCGGAAGCTTAACTACGTTAGTATTTCAGTACGGCCGCAGGAAAGGATTGTACTCTTTAGGTTACCAATACCAAAGTGATAAAAATATTGTAACCAGGGCTTTTGGTTATGGTAGTAGTAGGAATTTACCTAAAAATTATAGGGATGGTGCTACTGAACTTATGTTTGATGGCTTCTATCTTGAAAAGAATGTCTATAAAAACGATGATCCTGCCAAGGGAGTATTATATGATGTTAAAGAGGGGGATTATGTTAACGAAGATATTTACCCTAAAATTGATGGCCATGTAACCGCTGTTAGTGTAGTTGATGTAAAGAGTACTACATTCACAATCACTGATAACTCACTTACATTTGACTTAAATAATTACTTCTCATCAGACACTCCAAAAGTTGGTTTTACATCCGGCCAGCTTCAGGGCCAGGAGTTTGAGATATTATCATACAATAATACCAGCAAAGTTATAAAACTAAAGGTGGCAACTGATGCTGCGGGCAATAGCCTCCCGAACGCTACGGTTAACACTGTAGTTGGAGATGCATACACTTTATTTGATATGTATCTTCCTGATGAAGTGGTTAAGGCCGCTGAAGCCCTTTTAAAAGCAAAGACTCAAGAATGGCTTAATGAAAATTGTGTGCCGCGCGTGCTATATAATCTGGAACTTGATCCACTTTATGCACGTGACAATAATATCATGTTAAAGCCTGGTGATAAAGTAACAGTTAAACATGATGCACTTGGTATTAATGCACTGATACGGGTTACGAGTATCAGTTACCCGGTTAATTTTCCGAATGTAATAACACCCAATACGAAGATCACCGCCACAATCGCAAACTTCATACCCTATACCACAACTGAACGGGTAATTTCTGATACAATCGATAACCAGCATGATATAAAAGTTGTGAACCGCACCAGTGCTGAAAAGGCGCGCCTTAATGCTCTGAACTTAAAAAAACTTCAAAGCAGGATCTTTAATCCGGATGGTACATTATTTACCGGTACTGATAGTTTAGTTGCGGGCATGGCCACATTTGGTTATGATTCCCAAAACTTCAACCTCAACAATGTAACTTTTTCCCCCAATCATGGCGCCGATGTTAACGCATTAACGATATCAGGAGGCCAGTTGATACACCGGATTTATAAAATTGATGGATTGGGCTATACCTGGACAGTTGAACCGAACGAATGGACAGGGCTTAATCCTGCAAAGTTTTACTATGTATATGCCAAATGTTCAAAGGTTGCGCTTACCGGAACTTGGGAGATATCTGAAACGCCCGTTAATGCAAATGATATCGTTGGATACTATGCCTTTAACGTAGGTATACTTTATGAGGTAAATACAGATGGGTACCGTGATTTTGAATTTACCAAGGGCATGACCTACATTGTGGGTGATCAGATAACTACCGGTCGGATAAAAGATATAACCGGTCAAAACTATTTTGATTTGAATGCAGGTGAGTTTAACCTGGGAGATTCAGACAATGGTCTAGATTGGAATATTACTAAGCCAGCTACTTTAACCATAAGGGGTTTTACAGTGGCCAAGGTCGTACAAGTAGGCTCTGCAGGTTTGATCAATGCGCGTATATCTGGAATAACTGATAAGGGCTCACAGTCGATAAGGTTTGCGGCCGGGGCTAATGATGAATTTAAGGTGTTGGATGATGGGAGTATGGTTGCTACAAAGGGAAAGATAGGAAATTTTAATATTGATGATGGAGGGTTATCAAACGTGTCAAATATCGATGCTTATGTGCAGCAAATTAAAACATTTCCTGGTGGCGGGCAAGCAGGTTTTAAGATAGGAACCGGGTTTACGCAAGGAGAGATTTCAAAAGCCACCTACGCGGCATATATCGTTAATAATGAAAATAGGCAATTTGAAGCAGATGGTACTACTCCACACACAAATGTAGCGCTTTATGTGGAGGCGTCGGGAGCGTTAGATATTCCTGGACTTAACTTGAATATAGCTGCTATATTTAAGGGAGGGGTTAACATTACCGGTAGAATTTATACTCAAAAAGAACCAGGACACACTGGCCCCGGATGGGATGGTTTCGGATGGAGTGGTAATGTTGTTTACAAAGGTGGAAGCAACGAAAATCGACACCTAACAGTTATTAATGGCCTAATCGTTGGCGAAGCAGAAGGTGTAGGCCCATAGAGGCATTTATCATCCCCCGTACGTAAGCGTACAAACGGCTTCTTGATTCTGTATTGAGGTAAATTTGAGCATGATATCAATTTCTCATGACCTTAGAAACTTATACCATTAACAACATTCTAACTGTTTTTTGTTCCGTTGGATTTGGCACAGTGGTAACGCTTTGGGCCACACGAAAGAAAATAAAGGCAGAAACAAATCTTTTCAACACAGAAATATATAGTACTATGTTGGGCGATTTGCGCGCGCAAATAAACATGCAGGGCGAACAAATTAAAAACCAAGCTCAACAAATTCAAAATCTTCAGGAGAAAGAGACTGAAAACATAAAGGTGATTAATCTTCAGCAGAGGAGAGAGCGGCATTATCTAAATGAGATAAAGGATCTTAAGGCAACTATCAAAAACTTGGAATCAAAATTAGAAAGTATACAAAATCAAATATCAAATGAACAATCTTAAACAAACGTTACGCGTGCTTCGGTCAAAAATGAAGTTGCTGGCCATTCAACACACAGAGTATATTGGTATAACCGTAGCCTTATTGCTGTTGCTAATCTTCCCACCTATCATTCGTCTTTACGATCCAACAGCAGCACCTATAGACGCCGGCGCATTGAGCGGAATTTTATTGGCCGTAGTATCGGTCTTAATATTCCTTTCAGTTACCTGGTGGTTTATACGAGCGATATGGCCAGTGTTTGCCGAATATTCTAATACTGATTTTACTACTGACTTTAAAAATTTACAACCTTGGCAAAAAATAAAAATTTATATGGGCTTTTACTCATTTGTGGTATTGGCCTTTTTAGCAGCTTTAGTGGCGATCCTGTAAGGGATCGGATACAAAAGGCTTATACCGCTGAAATTGGTGTTCGTGAAAAGACCGGCCATAATGACGGAATTAAGGTAGAAACCTATCTGCGCTACGTTGGCCTGCTAAAAGGCAATCCGTGGTGTGCATCCTTTGTATGCTGGGCGTATGGTCAAGCCGAAGTTAAAAACCCCAAAAGCGGCTATTGCCCCGATCTTTTCGCCTCCAGGTATGTTATTTACAAACGAGGTTCAAAGATCAATAAACCTGCCCCACAGCGTGGCGATGTTTGGGGCTTATACTTTCCTGAAAAGGGCCGCGTCGCTCACGTTGGTTTTGTTGATGAATGGCAAAGCAAATATGTGATAACTGTAGAAGGCAACACCAATGATGCCGGTTCACGTGAGGGTGATGGTGTATATCGCAAACGCCGGCTGACCAAATCAATTTATGTGGTGGCTAATTATATCGATAAGAGATGAAGAAGCTTTTAATTATTGCCTTTATAGCTATTTTCCTATCCGGATGCGCGGAGAAAACGCATCTATTGGATAGCTCAAAAGCTTCAAAATCGAAAAAGAAATCGGTTGATAGTACCGGAAGCCAAAATTTAAAGCTGGTGGATAAGTCAGTAATAACGATCGAGCGAACAGCTGATACAAGCGTTACCGTCACTGGTAAAGCTGTCACCGGCGAAATTGATACCGGGTTGGCGGGAGATAGCGGTATTGTTAACCAGCATTTTGAAAATGGAGACGTTGATCTCGATCTGTCATTTAATAAGAATACCGGTAAGGTATCCGCTACAGCGAAACCTAAGCCTAAGAAAATACCGTTTAAATATCATGAAAGGCTGACCACTCGAAACGATATTACCAAAACCGACAACTCTAAATCAAAGGTTAAAAGCAGCCTGGAGTTGAAGTCAGATACCACTCAAAAACGTGTGTCTGATCATAAGGATCCGGTCAAATCGCTAGGAACAATAAAGTGGATCATCATCTGGTTGATACTGGCCATAACTTTTGTTGTAGCCGTAGCTTTAGGAATTAAACGATACTTCAAAAAAAATAACAGCAATTAGCGGACTTAACATTCGCACATTGCTGTTAATGATTATATAGAGTATGCATCGTAAAACTCTTTTTTATACTGTTCTATTTTGTCCGACGCTGCCTTAGAATTTTCATCAAAAGGTTTACCTCCCATTTTCTCAGTTAGTTCAAGTACAGCGCCAAGAAGTACCTTGTTCATAGCGTAATTCAATGCGGCTGATTTAAGTAAAGTTTGAAAAATGTCAAGTTTGGTTTCAGGTTCTTTTTTTGTTTCTTCCAT